CCAGCAACAAAAACTGGGCCAGCTAGCAACCTCCCACTGCTACTCACCGTTCGGAAAGTGAGTTTCCGGACGCTTACTTAATACTCGCACACCTAAGTTTCTCCAATGTCCGCTATGGGTCGAAAGCAGTCGTTCGTAGAGGCCAATCAAGCCGCCTCACAGATGCGGTCCAGGTGTAGGTTCTGCTCAGCGGTTTTCAAGACCGTAGTACAAGCGCCCGATCCATGCAGTGCCAGCTCCGAAATCGATTCCAAAACAAAGACGAAACGGCACGGCTACAGGCCGCATACTGCAAGGGTCGCCGTTTCAGTTTTGGAATCGATTTGTACGTCGCTAGAATCGCGTTTTCCGAACCTGCAGGACGCTCACATGGACATGAAGGCACTCCACCTGTTTCTCCTACCGTGGCTACGCATTGACACCTGGCACACCCACCCTAACGATGAAGAACGCTTTCACCAGGCCCTCCACGTGACCTTCAAAGAGCTTGGCTATTCGATCGCTTACGAGCAGTTTTATGACGCCATCCGCAAAGTGATCGCAGAGCGCCAGCCTGGGCACGAGCTGCATCGGATCAAAGCGATTGAGGGATTTGCGCGCAGCGCGGAGGTTATCGGCTCTTACCTCTTCGACGTGCGCAACTGCCAGTAATGCAGCAGTAGTGTGGAAACTCGACCTCAGGCCACGCCAGCAGCGGCCTATGAGACGAAACTGTCTAATACGCATTGGCGAGTTTCGGCGACTTTCGCCCAGTAAAACCGAGAAGCTTTCGAGCGGTTTTAGATAGCCTAAGCGCCGCACCCTGGCGTTCTGCCGACGCCTCGTTCTGGCTCGTCACCTTCCCTGCTTTTGGAAAACTCGTAACTGAACAAGCAAATTTATTAACCTGATCGATTGCTAGCCAGCCCACGGCCCTACCGAGGCTACGGGCGGCAACAATACTCACCCTCGACCGACCGCTTTCGACCCATAGCTGCCCTTGGTGAAGGGCAGCCTTCCGACACTTGACCTTCGGCAATTGGCTTTGCGGTTGACCTCTACTGAAAGGCTAAATTGAGTTACCTAGTCACAGTAGAAAAATGGCCCCGCTGATCTTGGCAGCCCATTTTCTTCACCACAAATCGCACCTCATAGCGAGAGTATTCCCCAGTGGAAATGCTGCTGGGACGGGGCCCTTTGTCGACTGCCTTTTCATAGTCGAGTACCGCGTCGCATGAAATGACTTGGGCGATTACCCCCAACCCTTGGGATTGCTTGCGCAGCGTCGCTTCAAACTGCGGGTCGTCCAACAGCACCTCTGTTCGTTCTGGTACGGTCACCAAGGATGCATATTGGCCGAGGGCTCCCCCCATGAACTGTACACGGATGGTGATCTTGCCGTTGCGGTCTAACCGCGGATACCCCGCAAAGCGCACATTGAATTGATTGGCCGATTCCAGCTGGCTAGTGGTTCGAGCAACAATTTTGGCCCAGTAAGCGTTGGGCGGGTTGTAGGGATCGTAAGCTGGCGCCCCTTTGTCGTAGGGTTTTCCTGCCATTCGCAGCTTCTCTTGTTGTATGAAGTAGCTCGAGCGGCAGGTGTTGCTAATCGCTGCACCCAAAGGCTGGCCAGACTTCGCGCTGTAGAGCATAGCGGCGGCGCATTCGTAGTCGAATTGACCATTGAGGTACAGGTACGTGCCGTTGCCGAGTGGATTCATGGTGTAGTTGAGATCCAATCCAGATCCTGATACTCCATTTGCCCGCCCAGGCATGGCACCGCTAGGCATCAATGAGGCCAGAGAGTTGGCGGTCTCATCAGAGAAGCGAATTCTTGTAGTACCATCCGGCATACGCTCGGAGGTCATGCAACCTGCCATGGCCATTGCAGCCATGATTGGCAGAAGAGATTTAATCATTACAGTGTCCTTACTAAAAGCAGCCAAAAGCTCGCGCAGATGGCGATCTGCGAAAGCGATCGGCGTTATAGCAAGGATTTGAAGCGCAGCAAAGTGGTGCTTGGAAGGCAACTGGGGGGCGTTGCTACAGAGCTTAGGCAGGAGTCCGCTTCTGACCGTTAGCTGCCGCCCACGAAGGGCAGCTTTGGGTCGAAAGCAGCCGTTCGCGAGTGATCGTTATCAACCGATATCAGGCGGAGTCTGTCTCGGTCAACGCCCACAATCTGGCAGCCTCAGCGAATTCGAGCATCTCAACAAGATCCTCATCACCGACATCCCGTCGGCGATGCGCCGCGTGTGCCATTTCACTCAGGACAAGCGCACGACCATCCGGGTCTGCTTGGAGTGCCGTCTGGTCATTCAACTCGTCTAGCCACGCGCCAGGAAGACTCAGCACTTGACGGTCCAAAGCTGATCGATCCGCGTCGTATAGGATTGACTCATCATCTCCCGCCTCATTCCCCAGTCCGGCGTTGCCGGAACGCTAGCGGCCCGCATTGTCCCCCTCCCCCAGCGTTCGTTGATGTCATCCATCACCCGCATCAGTCGGTCACATGCCACCGACTGCTTGAGCGCGAACAAATCCTCTGAAAACTCGCCTGGCTGCCGCAGATCCATCAACAACACCTCAGCCTTGCTGTACCGAAACCCGGGCCTGAAGATCCGGGCAACCGCATCAGTGGCCAGCCGAGTCATCAATAGGGTGTCGCAGGTTGGGTACGGAAGCTCTACCAATGCCCCTTGGGCGTGGTGTGCTTCGTCCGGGTTGAACATTCCGGTGCGGATGCTGACGCGCATGCGCTTGCAAACTGAACCCTGGGCACGGAGCTTCTCCGCTGCGCGACCAACGTAGGTGGCCACTGCCTGCTTGATCGGCACCATTTCGGTCAGCCGCTTGCCGAACATCCGACTGCAGCATATTTCCTGCTTCGGCGGTTCGGCCTCGTCCAGCTCCAGGCACGGCGTACCCGCCAGTTCTCGAGCGGTCTTCTCCACCACGACACTGAATTTCTGCCGCAGCGTCCAGGCATCGGCCCTGGCTAGATCCATCGCCGTGTGAATGCCCATTGTCTCGAGGTGGGCGGTCATTCGCCGGCCCACGCCCCATACCTCTTTCACCTCGGTATTCCGCAAAACCCAATCACGCTTGAACGGATCGGTGATATCGACCACGCCACCGGTCTGGGCCTGCAGGCGCTTGGCCGTGTGATTGGCCAGTTTGGCGAGCGTCTTGGTGCCGGCTATACCAACCCCCACGGGGATGCCGGTGCATTGGAAGATCCTGGACCGCACCTTCCGCCCGAACTGAGTCAGATTTTCCTGAATACCGGACAAGTCAGCGAAGCATTCGTCGATGCTGTAGATCTCGGTTGCCGGCACCATCGACTCGATCAGGGTCATGACGCGCTCACTCATGTCGCCGTACAGTGCGTAATTGCTGCTGAAGGCCATGATGCCGTGCCGGCGCAGCTTGTCCTTCGCCTGGAAATACGGCTCGCCCATCTTCACGTAAGGCTTGGCGTCGTACGACCTGGCAATCACGCACCCGTCGTTGTTGCTCAGTACCACGATCGGGGTCTTGGCCAGGTCTGGCCGGAATACGCGCTCGCAACTCGCGTAGAACGAGTTGCAATCGATCAAAGCGAACACCTGGTCACTGCGCATGGTCGCGAACGCTGTAACGCACGACACCCCAGATGACGAGCTCGTCGCCCTCCATGATGTACCGCGGTGGGTAGGCCGGATTCTCCGATTTCAGGATCACCACGCCGTCGCGTCGATGCAGACGCTTGCACACTGGCTCGCTGTTCACAGCGGCAATCACCACATCGCCGTGCTCGGCTTCGCGGCCGCGGTCTACGATGACGATATCGCCCGAGTAGATTCCAGCCCCCTGCATGCTGTCGCCCTCCACTTTCACTAGATACACATGGGGCGCTCGGAGGTCGAATAACTCATCCAGGGAGATATGGCCTTCCAAATGGTCCGCTGCCGGCGAAGGGAACCCGGCCGGGACATGGAACGAATAGAGCGGTAACGGTTCGGCACCGCCGGTAGGCGTACCCAAGAATGTGATGGTCATGATGGAAGGTCCAATGCAAACTGTATGCATATACAGTAAATCCGGCATCGGTCGCCCGGTCAATCCTAGGCGGCGAAAATTCTGACGGGCGAGAGGTAGATATGTGCGGACGGTACTCGATCTACGAGTCAATGGATCACTACCTGCGCCAGCTATCGCTGGACCTGGTCGTGATAAATGGCTACGACCACGAGCCAATCAGTCGCTACAACGTGGCGCCGTCTACCCGCGTCGAGGTCATACGCCAGGTAGATCGTGGACTGTGCGTGGATCGGGTCAAGTGGGGATGGTCGCCATTTTGGGCGAAGGGGAAACGTCCTGATCCGATCAATGCTCGGGCCGAGACAGTGGTGACAGGAAAATTCTTTAAGGGCCTGTGGCCGAACGGCAGAGCCCTGGCGCCTGCAAATGGCTGGTTTGAGTGGCTCCCTGATCTAGCGGACCCGAAGCGCAAACAGCCCTACTACATCACGGGCGCCGACGGCGCCCCGCTGTACTTCGCTGCACTTGCTGAGGTGCACCAGAGCCTTGAGCCGGATGAGCACGATGGGTTCGTGATCATCACAGCAGCAGCCGATCAAGGGCTCGTAGACATCCACGACAGAAAGCCCCTAGTGCTGACGCCAGAAGTGGCCAAGGAATGGTTAGACCCAGCCACAACGCCTGAGCGCGCGACGGAGATCGTCGAGGCAGGATGCCGGCCCGCTCAGGATTTTCGCTGGTTCCCTGTAGGTAAAGCGGTCGGCAACGTGCGCAACCAAGGGCCAGAACTGATTGAACCGGTCAGTGAGGAGAGCCGCCAGGGCAACCTAGAGCTCTAAGCTGGTAGTCGGTGACTGCCTGAAATTGGGATTCTGCGATCAGTCGTAGTCGCTCAATCTCAAGGGGTGACGCGCCATCGGTCTGTGCTTGGTGATAACGCTTCAGTGCTTCGACTGCATCGGTGTACATCTGATGATCTGGGAACAGTACCGAAGGAGCTGTTGACATTACGGAGCCCTCTTTCAGCAGTCGCTTTTCAATGGATAGTATCAGGCGGATGCTTGGCTTCGATCAGCTGAAAATCGATGACTGCATGGTAGAGGGAGTCCGCGACAAGGCGTAGCCGCTCCACTTCTTCAGCAGGCGCGTTAGCGGCCTCAGCCGCCCGGAACTCCCTCATGGCGTCGATCGCCTGCTGAATCAGAGCCTCGCCGGCCTCAACAATCCCAATGAAAGAACGCTTGACCACAAGTCACTCCTAGCAGCTGATAACAAGCATAGGGTAAAACGAGCCAAGCATCTGCAAAGGACAAAAAACTCTGTATTTCAGAACAGTTGCCCCAACTCCGCTGGCGTCCAGTTCATGATAATTAACTCACCGGCCATCTCAGCCTTGCCCTGACGCTGGTTGGTCGTTGTGTAGCGAATATCCACGCACTCAAAGTGGAAGCCATCGAAAACACGGCGAATATCAGGGTGATCGTTGATGCTCACCATCACCTTGCCTTTGCATGTGCGCATGAACTCGGCCATGCGCTCATATTGATCGAACGGGAAGTCGACCCCATAGCCTGCGGTCTGCCAATAAGGCGGATCCATGTAGAAGAACGTATGCGCTCGATCATAACGCTCAGCGCAGTCGAGCCATGAAAGGTTCTCCACGTAGGTGCCGGCCAGCCTTTGCCAGGCTGCAGAAAGGTTCTCTTCAATGCGCAGCAGGTTGATGGCAGGGCCAGTGGTGGCGGTACCGAATGTCTGCCCAGTAACCTTCCCACCGAAAGCGTGCTGCTGCAGATAGAAGAAACGGGCCGCGCGCTGGATATCGGTCAGCGTCTCCGGTCTCGCCATCTTTTGCCACTCGAAGATCTGCCGTGACGACAGCGCCCATTTGAACTGCCGGACAAACTCCTCCAGATGGTTCTGGACTACCCGGTATAGATTCACTAGGTCGCCGTTGAGATCATTCAAGACCTCCACTTGGGCGGGTTGCGGGCGCATGAAATAGAGAGCGGCGCCGCCGGCGAAGACCTCGACATAGCATTCATGAGCAGGGAAAAGCGGGATCAAGCGGTCGGCTAGGCGGCGCTTGCCGCCCATCCACGGAATGATTGGGTTAGTCACTTTGCAAACCTTTACTGTATGGATGAACAGGTGCTAGGCTCGCCGTGCTTTGTGCACAGAGCGGGAGCCTTGGCTGGGCTTGCAGGTATGGTCTGCGGGTTCGGCGGTCAGCAGGGATGTTGACGCATCCCCGGTGGCCGCTCTCTTTGCATGAAGCCTTCGAATTTATTCGCGGGCGCTTACTGCCGCCCGCTTTGCGACTAGGGCGTCGTACTCACGCTCGCACTGCTGGCCGGCAACTCTGGCCTGGTCAAACGCTGCCGCCAGCTCTCCCGCTCTTTCATCAGCCCGTGCGAGCAGGTCGGAGAGCACCATGGCGGCGCGGGTGGCTGTCTGGCCTCTGGCGATAACGGCGGTATCCTGGCCGGGGCAACTGACGGCGGCAGCGAATTGGGAGGTTTCGCTGCGCAGCCGCTGGCCAGCAGCATCGGCGTCAACAGCGCCAGCATCAGCAATCGTTCGTTCTTCCTGGGCATGGGCTCTCGCCTCCTCCTGCGCTGCGGCGCGTCGTGTTTCTTCCTGCCGGGCACTTCGCTCGCCGATCACCTCGGCAAGCCGGTTACCGCTGTCTCGTTGCGCTGATGCCTCTCCGGCGTTCGCTCGCTCTACCGAGCGACCGTGCTGATAGGCCGCCCCGTGGGATGCCAGCAGTACAGCGAACGTCAATATGGCCCAGCCCTTCATGCCAGCGCCCGCCGAATACCTTCGTCGATCACCTCGGCCTTGTAGGGGTTGCCACCGTTCTCGTGGACGATGATGCCCACCACTGCCTCCCGCAGAACCTCTGGCTTGGAGATGTCTATGGAGTCGCGCACCCCGACCCCGAGCCGCTTGGCGATGGCCTGCGCGTAGGCCAGCGTGTTGTTCTCGCTAGACGGCGCCCAGCGGCTGATGAATTCCAGCGGGGTATCGATACCAGGGCGGCCGACGCCTGGCATGCCGTCTTTACCTCGGTAGTTGAGTAGAAGCTTGCCCAGCGCCCGGATGCCGTTCTCGGCCTGGTCAAAGCGGGCGAAGCGCGGACTGGCCACGCCCACCTCCATCCCGAGTTGGCCCTGCCAGGCATTGCGGGGGTTGAAATCAATGTTGCCGGGGTTGTTATTGCGGACACCGCGCGGTGTTGACATGGCTTCTCCAGGCGAAAAGAAAGCCCGCACTTGGCGGGCTGTATGAATTTCAGGCACAAAAAAACCGCTCAAGGCGGCCTTATTCACAGCATGTAGATCAGGCGATGCTGTACTCGGCCTTTAGGGCCGCAACCAGGTCGGAAAGCTGTGCGAGATGGGTGGTGCTAGTGCGGAGCGATCGGTTGAATACGAAGACATCCCCAACTTTCGCCGTCCGCAGGCTGTTACCGCTGCCGTGATAGCCGATTTCGAGGTAGCTTTCCGCACCTGCCGCACTGCCGGTGGTCTTGATGTTCTCGGCGAACGTTTCTACCTGGTTCACCGCGATCGAAACCTTCTTTGTCGTATCGTCATAATCAACAATCGCGACGGCCCAGGTCCAGGCCGGGCGCGCCGCTTCGGCATGTGGCGGGCTGTTGGTGCTGCCGTAGGCAACCAAGCGCTTGACCTCCGGAGAGGCGGTGGTGGTGTCGTACCGCAGCACAGTCGCGATCGCGGCATCGCCGGTATACGCCATCATGAAATTCAGGCGGTCGGTGGGTTCGGTGATGGCGATGAGCATGACCACCGTGTAGGAGGCCGGCAGGCTCCCAGGCTGGAACGCCAGCGCGCCCAAGCTGTTGTCGGCAGAGAATCCCAGCGCTGGCTTGCCACCCACGGTGCTCAGCCGCAGGACCGAAGGCACCGAGCCCTTCTGCAACAGCTTTTCGCCAGTAACCCGGCAATTGCCCGAGACACCGCCCTCAGCGAGAGCCACCAAGCTCTTCGGCGCCATCGCCCGGTGGATATAGGGCATCGTCGATGCGATGCGGTCGGCGGCGGAAACGTTGAGTTTCACCGCGCCAGGTGCTGCAGGTGCCTGGACGCCAGGCAGGACAATCAGTTGACCTCGCAAAGCCATGAGGTGCTCTCCATCAGTTGGTGACTTGAATTCGTTGGTGGCAGGCCCAGTTGAAAACTGGGGTACCAGTAGCATCGAGATCGGTCGCGCTATCTCGGATACAGGTCCGGGCGCCGGTGCTCGGGCCAGCGCGGCTTCCTGCGCCCCCGATGTCGGCGATACCAACCATCTGCCCGGTACCGGTTGGCTCGTTGCTCAGGGTGAGGCGCAAGGTATCGAAGCCGGTCTTCTCGACCTTCGTCACGGTCGCGCTTGAGGTGCTATCGATCCAGCGAAGCCCGTAGAACCCAGGGTCCAGCACGTTAACGGTGTCGATAACCAACGGACCCGTCGGAACGTGGAAACGCATGTCGACCGTTACGCCGGAGCGCTTGGCCGCCAGGCAGTGAAGCGGGAGCCAGATACGCTTGTTGATGATCGCGCGCGCTGCGCGGGCCACCATCACCCCATCGCGTGCATATGAGGCCGCGGGCAGGTGGATACCGTCGGTATTACTCGGCAGCGAGTATTGCGGCCCCGCCATCACAAACTTCTCGGGGTTCTCCAGCGCGGCCTGCAGCTGCTCATGCGGGATGTTGCTGAAGGACCGGTTGTACGCCGGCGCAGTCCAGTTACTCATCTGGGTCAACAGCATCGGGATGGTGTTCATCTGCCCGGATACTGCCCGCAGATCGGCGTCATAGTCGGTCTGCAGTTGCAGTAAGTGGCCGATGTACACCCCGGCAGCCATACCGCCGTCATGTTGCCCCTGGTTCCAGCCAACAAACGGAATCTCGTACCCATAGCCAAGGCGATCGGCCTCGGCCTTCGCTGCCGTCGCTGCGGTGATGCTGTTGTTGTAAGGGATGGTGCCCTTGTTCAGCGAGGTGATGCCTTGGGCGCCGCGGGAGTGGTCGCTGGTGAGCAGGCCGCAGTTCGCCGGCAAGCCGCGATTTCGGTTGATGTTGGCGGCGGTCTGCAGCGATGGTGACTCGAGCGAGCGAGCAGTCAGCGGCTTAAACGGCGCAACCATGCCAGCACTCAAGGTCCCGGTCTCGTCGGCCAACTGCACACCATCATTCAGCGTGAGCAGTCTGTTCGCTGCCGGCGGTTGGCTGGTAATCGGTGCACCAGATCCAATCCCCCTCATGAGCGACTGACCATTGAACAGGATGTGCAGCAGCTTGGTCACGTACCCAGCCACGCTGCCAGCGGCGGGAACCTGAGCAGACTGAGCTGTCACGGTGTTGTAGCGGCGCAAGTAGTTGACCACACCAGAACTGAGCAGCGGCTCGCTATTGTCCCCATCGGACGTCAGCTGATAGGGAATGCCGTTGGACAGAACCCACACATCACGCTGTCCAGGTGCGCCTTCGACCCACGCCATCGACGTAGCGGCACTGGCTGGAGGCTGATAGAACACAACCTCACCGCTCCACTTGATACCTAGGATCACGGTGTTGTTCTGGTCACAGAGCGCCCAGGCGAAGTCACCGACCAGCGACAGACCTGGCAGCCGGTCGAGGATCGCATCGACGACGCCGTCGGTTCTCACCCCGAGGATTACCCGAAGCAGCTCGTCAGTAAGGGCCCAGGGGTGCGTTTCCGACATGTTGCGGGGTGGTGCTGTCTCGACAGCGAACTGGGTGCTGTCCTGCACCTGCCTGACTTTCTTGGCATTCGGATAGGTATCAACGAACACCGCAGCGCCTGCTGTGTTGCGGTACACGTTCACGTACTCATCGTCAGCGCTCGAAAGAACGCTGAAGTTCGTGCCGTCCTCGGTACCTACCAGCCCCAGCGCCACAGATGCATAAGGCATCGCTCCACCCAGCAAGGTCGCCAGGTTGGTCATCACCAGTGCGTTGGTCGGCCGCATTACCCCGCCACCAACATCCATCATCTTGGGCACTGGCGACAAGAGCAGTTCGTTGGTCTTGTCGATCGTTTGTGTCAAGCGCGCGAGGTCTTCGGCTCCGCTCATGTTTACTCCAGGCGAAAAAAAGCCCACCGAAGTGGGCAGGAATTAGGTAGCCGTGGCGCCTGGCCATGACTTCGTATACCAGCGCTGCAGCAAGGCGCGCAGTTGGGCGGTCATCACCGTAATCGGCATACCGGCAAGCAGTGAGGTGAACTCGGCCTCGTCGACGATTGGCAGTTCGAACAGCTCAAGCGTGGCCGTGTAGCGCCACAGGTCATCGCCCACAAACTCGGGCCCGGTGTAGATGTCGGTGAACCTGGCGCGATGCGGCTTCAGCCCCAGAGGTGTGCGAAGTGGGCAGAGAAACCAGTCAGCCCACCCGATCCCCCACCTGCACCACCCTTCGAACAGCTTGGCCTCAGCTGTCGAGAGCAACCAACTGACGGGCAGCAACGTTGGAACGCTGCCGAACCTCCGTCGCTGCATCGCTCGACCACTCGACATCGTCGTCCTGACGATCGGGCTTACAGGCTTGAAGCCGTATCCATCCCCCACTGGTAGCGGGAGATCATCAGGAAAGGTCAGCATCCTCAAGCGTCCTCAGGTGCAAAGTTGTCGTCATCCGCGTAAATGCGCGCATCGTAGTTGACTGCCTCCATATCTGCCGCGTAATCACCGGGATCCATGGTCGTGACAATGACCGGGTAGCACCACCTGGTCGAAACACCGAACAAGAGATGCGGGGGCTCGATCTCTAGGGAGAGATCCGGCTCGAAGTCAATCGTCGGGATGATTACCCGGTAGTCGTCCAGGCGTGCTGCAGCCCATGGCCCACTGACAGAGCCGTCAGGCCTGCGAACTGCAAGCACATGGGTCTTCCCGGGCTCCCAAATGAATGGCTCGCTGCTTTCAACGACTACCGGCCCTTCTCCTACTGAACAATCAAGCATTACCGCCGACTGGGCATAACCCGGAATGTCGTCTGCCACGGCGTCGTAGCTGAGGTACTCACTATTGAGCGCGGACATTTCGGTGCTCCAGTTGTAGCCCTTGGTTTGATAAACCTGCGCCCGACGCTGCCGCATGCCGTAACGCCAGGCGCGGTCACGGTCAGTGACCCCGTCCAGTGTGATTTCCTCAACCCTGAGGAATGCGTCACCGGGCAGCTTGCACTTCACTGTCTCTTCCGCCCAGGTCTTCTCATCCTTGTACTTGATTAGCACACCGTCGAAGTCATCCGGCGCGGGTAGCGTGAATGATCGCTTCAAGGGGCCGGTCATGTTCTGGGGCGTGTACATCTTGCCGATCTGAGTGCGCACTTCATCCCGCACAGGCGTGATCCGGCCACGCCTCAACGTGAACTTAGCAAAACCTGCCATCAGCACATCGTTGAGTGCTTCTTTGACCGTTCCAGCTTCCTCTACCGCAAAGTCGAAGTAGTCCCCACGGCCCTGCCAAATGGCTCCGTAGCGCACCAACTCTTCGATATCAAGGTCGTCATCAGTAGCGCCCGCATCCGCCGCAACGTAGCGGACCCACGGCACAATGTTTCGCGTAACCGTAGGGACGGACCAAGACCCATTCACCAACACCGGCAGCTTGCGCGTGCCGATCACTGACACCTGATTCTCGGACTGTGCCGACAGCTTGGTTCCACCACGGGCATAAACAGCGATCACCGTTACGCCCTGATAGCGCAGCGGCGCCTTGTCGATGCGGGCGCGCATGCCGTACCACTGCACCCGGTCCTGCTTGGTGTTGGCTGTTGACTCTTCGCCGATTCGACGGACCCGTATTTCACCGCGCATGTGGGCCGGGAACGTAATCGAGCGGGTGAACGCGATTTGATCTCGGCGGGTTGCGGTGAAAGTCCAGAATACGGGGGTCCAGTTTCCTGCGGTACTGACATCACGGTACTGCGCCTCGACCTTCACGCTTACCTGCCGCTGATTGCCGTTTTTCTCGGTATAGCGGATCAGGCCGCTCGGGAAGAAGAAGTCCAGCTCCACCCGGCGTACAGTCTCGCCTTCCGGGCAGACCACGAACGATCCCGCCCAGTCGCCTTCAGTGGTTGACCCGTCCAGCACAGCGCTCACGCCATTGCTCTGGATTGCGTCAAACCCATTCCATTCATCGTCAACTGCACCGCTGTCGGTCAGGCGAACAACTGTGATCGCTGAGGGGCCGTGGTTCTCGTCCTCTGGGGTCTCGTCGTCATCCTCTGCCGAATCGTCCGAAACTTCCGTGATCCGATAGCGCATGTCGCGATACCCGATCGAGGCAAGCAGATCACCAGTTTGCAGACCCACGGCTGGGGCACCGCCGTCGTACGCCAAGGTCATGGAAGCATCTTGTCCATCCGTTGCTGCCTCTGATTTCACCCCTGTCGCAAAAACGGGGCTCGCACCCAGGATGTCGACGACGGCGCCGGCAAGTGTCAGGCCAGTGCCAGTGAACGGCGCGGCCTGCTCTGCAATCCTCAACCGGCCACTGGATGCGCTGGCCACCAACGGCGTGCCTGCCAATGCGGCGTTCACCGCAGCCACCAAGCCGGACAGGTCACTGGTTGCAGTGCTCAAGGAAATGGGGAAATCACTGGTCCCGCGAGAAACCGTAAAGCTCAGAGGCGTTACATTAAAGTCGAAGCGCGTCGGCGCCGCGCTTCCAGTGATCATTGAGGCGGTACCGGGAACTGCCGGTGTGCCTGGCACTTCTGGCGTATAGCTGGCCACCACGTATTCGCCCGCGTTGGCACCCGAAATCTCGATGCGCATGCCTACAAACGGCAGAAGCATGGGCAGGTGCGGACCGCTGACCACAGTCGCACTACCGACAACCGGAGCGGTGAAGGTGTACGGGTACGGCACCTCGATGCGGGCGATCATCCCGCTGTCCCAACCGAGAGGAAACCAGCCAGCCCCCACCGGAACGGTCAGAACATGGTCGGCAACCAGCACCGATTCGCCCGTAAACTGCTGGGCAACGGTGGTGGTGGTCGTGAGCGTGAGCCCCGCCCCGCCAGTGCTGGTTGAACCAACCTCGGTGGAGTTGTGCCACCAGAGCCGGGCCGGCTCATCAGCCAGCGACTCGCCTGGTCCGTAGATCCGATAGCGGGCGGTGCTACCAAGCGAAGCGATCGGGGTGTCGCCGATCTTCACGTCGGTGGGGTTGATCTCAAACTCACCAACGCCAACGCACAGCAACATCTCCACCCACTGCTCCGTCTCGTTGACGAAGTAGTGCCGAGGCGGCACCAGGTAGTCGGGGAAGATCCTTGTGCGGCCGGCGACCTCTCGGATTATGTCCCCCACCTTTACCTGGTTGCCGGTGGTCTTCGCCAGGTTAAGGCTCTGCCCCTTTTGCGACTTGTTCGTCGGGGTGGCCAGCGGCTTTTGCGTGAGCATGATGACGCCGACCGCCACCACGGCGGCCACTACGGCCCACACAGCCACCTCAAGACCTGTGCCCTTGGGCTCTGGATAAATGCGGACGGTGTCCATGGGGGCGAATTCGACCTTGCCCCAATGGTCAGGTGAAATGAAAACCCCGTTCACCTCAATGCTGATGGGCGGCGACGAGCGCGGCACATACCCTGGCACATTGCGCTGCAGCCACCCCTCGATCGTCATCACCTTGTCGGTTCTGTGGCGCTCCAGGGGAGAGCCCTCAAGCTTGCTCGGGTAAAATTCGATCACGGTGGTAACTCACTTTCAGGTACTGGTCTTGAAATCGCCGAAGCGGCTTGATAGTTGCCCCGCTGGGCTTCATCTCCAGGCCGTGTAACCGGCCCTCTGCCTCGACGATCAGCGCGACGTGAATGCAGATATCGCCCCGCCAAACGCAGGCGATAGCGCCCACCTCCGGATCACAGCGCTCCATGCCGGCGGCTTCGTGGTTGACTGCCCGGGTGAACTCCATCGGCATGGTGTTTCGGACATATCCCCAGCTCGGGAGAAGCCGCAGGCCGTACACCTCATAACGAACCGCCCTGGCCATCCCCCAGCAATCGAAGCGCGCAGGGCCGCGCCCGCCATCCTCGTAGGTGGCGGCCAAGTAGCTGTCGAACATCACACGTACCTAAGGCAGGGGGCGAAACTCAAGGTGTACTTGCGCCTTGGCCAAGCCAAATTGATGTAGTCGGTGTAACCAGCCTGCAGCTGTATGCTGGCCCCTTCCATGAACCCGCTGAGCACCGTCATCCGGTACGGCTTCTCCGCAGGCGCGGACAAGTCGGACGATAGGAAAATCCGGAACACCAGAGTGATCTTCTGCCGGGCCTCCAGCGCCTGGTCGATCAGCTGCTGAGCGACGCCAGTGACGTTGTCGATGGCAAAGGTCAACGTCTGGCTACCACTGTCGTCGCGTTTGGGCAGCGCTGCATCGAAGGCCGCCGCGGTGAACTTCACCTTGACTCCTGTCTCCAGCGTGGCCACCACATCATCGAAGCCGGCACAGAGGTAGATCGGCGCCGGCCAGGCTGAGCAGCGAAGCTCAAGGGTAGGAATGATCCACGCCTTGCCGCCAGAGGCGTACAGCGTTGCAATTGCGGTCATCGGCCCACCCTTTTTGCCCCATAGGTTTGTTCATAGGCCTTTGCCAGCACGCCGCCTTGGCGGATGTTAGCCACGCAGATATCAAGTATCTGGCGGCCATCCGGGCCCGTTGACACCTGAACTTGCCCTGCGCGACTGGCATCCTCATACAGGTTGACCTGCGGAGCAGGCTGAGCCGGCGCCGGCCCGCTCGTGGCCACTGAATCAGTAGTGGGTGCCGAAGAACTGCCGGGGCCGCCCACGAAGGTAGCACGGCCGTCGCTGATGGCCTCCAGCGTGCCTACCCCGATACGCGCTGTAGCCTCGGCATCAAACACGTACTCACCGCGGTGCACCGGGCCGGCGACCTCATCCTTGCGCCCGTGGCCCGTATAGCCGCCATCCATGAAGCCCACACCCGACATCGCGGTCATGCCCACGGCCGAAGCCAGGGGGTTGGCGATGGTGAGCGCAGTGGCCATTGCACCTGGTGCCAGGGCCGGACCGACGATTGGGATTGCCGCGGTCGAAGCGAAAGCAGCCAAGCCGGCCTGCAACGCAGTCGCCTGGGCATTCGCCGCCATCATTCCTGCGGCGCTCGCCTGAGTAGTTTTGCCGACCAGCAGCTGGACCCCTTGGTAAATAAGCCACTGCGCGGCCATGTCAGCCAGCGCATTGAGCACCGACTCAGCAAAGCCACCGATCATGTTGCCCAGCGCATCACCAGCACTTTCTGTCTCAGTGGCGACATCGGTCATGAAGGTGCTCAGTTCGCTTCGAGCACTTCCCAAGATGTTGGTGGTGGCATCGGCTGCCTGGGCGGAATAGTTCTGCGCATCATCAGCGAAGTTTGCCCAGGCCTCATGGACCCCATTCATCCAGCTGGTTTGCTGCTCATCTACCGCCGCGTAGAAGTCCTGTTGCGCCTGTAGCCGTTTACCGAGCTCTTCCTGAAGCACCTGTGTTTCGCTGGCATACAGCTCAGGGGCAAGCTGACCAGTGTTTCGCTGCTCATTCAGGGTCTGGAGGTCTTCCACGTACTTCTGGCGCAGCGCCAGGTCAGCGCGCATACGGTCTCGGGCCTTGTCGCCCATGCCGATGCCGGCAAGCTCCTGGGCATATCCGTTGGCAGCCGTTTGGGTCCCGGCCTGCTGGGCCGCCCTGAACGCACTAAGTTTCAAGTCGTCCTCGTTGGCCTTCTTGATTTTGTTCAGTGCATCCAGTTCCGCAGCCAGCTCAAGTAGCCGTTTCTGCTGGACCTTTGACAGGTTGCCGAGTTTGCCTTCTTGCAACTCGAAGGACAGCTTGGCGACCTCGGTGGCATCCTTCTGCTTGTCGCCCGTGGTGTTAATCAGCTCGATCTGACGCGTGTAGCCTTCTTCGGTCGTGTCGAAGTCTTTCAGCTGCTTTTTCGCAGCCTGTTCTGACTTGGATTCCCCCTCACGCTTGGCCTTATTGGCATTGTCGTTGGCTTTTTTTTGCGCCTCAATGGCGCTTGCTGCCGACAGGATCGCCAGCCGATCAGTCTCGGTGAGGTCAGCATTCTCAGCGATATAGCGGTTGGCCGTCTTGATCGCGTCGTTGTTGTCCTGCAGGCCGCCGAGCTGTTTCTGGAGGGTCTCAAGGTAGGTCTTACCGGCACTGCTCATGCCGGTCTTCGCGGCATTGTTCGCCTCGGTCGCTACCGTGTTTTCCTTGGTAGCCCCGGTGAGAACGCGCAAGGTTTGGGCAATCAGGCCTGAACGCTGGTCAGCATCACTGACGGCGCCCGCCTGGGTGATCCACCCCTGCAACGTAGCCGCCGGCAACTGTAGGCGAGACCCCACTTCCTTGAGGATAGGGGCAAGGTCTGCACCCGAGGACCGAGCCTCATTCAGCCGGTCTATGACGCCTTGGTATTCGGCCAGCTGCTTGTTGTACTGACCACCCGAGTCGCGAACAGGCGCTGTCACTGTCGCAGAGCGGATGGCCTGGGCAAGATCGCCGTAGGCATCCTTGACCTTGTCCGTGGCGTTAATCTGCTCCTGCTGCCATTTCACCAGGGCAGCTTCGCGCTGGTCCCGGTTGAGCTTTTGGAACTCCTCCCGCAGTTGGGATACGGGCTTTTGCATGTCCTCCAGGCTGACCCCAGCCTGGTCCGCATTGTCGCGAAGCAGGAGGAAACTTGCCGCCGCGGTGCCGGCGAGAATCGCCAACCCCATGGGGCCTCCCAGGCCTGCAAGGAGACCAGCCGAAGCGGCCTTCAATCCAGACTGGGCTGTTGCTACAGCGGCAGTTGCAGCAGCCTCCTTTGTCCGCGCTGTCGCGAGCTGGAGGGACATTTGGGTCTGAACTGCGGTACCACGCGCCGCAATCGCCTCTCGCTCAGCAAGAATGGTGGCCGTCTGAGCCTTCCGCTGATCCGCTATCGCCGCCTGGAGTGTCGCCTCAGCCTGAGCAACGCGCGCGGCACGGTCGGCCCGCGCCGCCTGCACACCCAGCCAAGTTTTCGCAACGTAGTTGGTCAGCGCAGCAGCACCGACACCGCCCATGGCCACAGCCACAAGGTCAATGTTGTTCGCCAGCGCAATCAGTACATTCGCAAACCCCGCGACTATGCCGGTTTGCTCTTCCATACCACCCAGGAATGCCTGAATGGCGGTACTGATGTTCACCATCGCGTCCTGCACGCTGGTGGACATTTCGGCCGCAGCCTTGCGGTTGACTTCCACGGTGTGCAGCAGACCGATATTGATGTCATCGAGCGAGAGCTTGCCTTGGACACCGAGCTTTCGAATCTCCTCGGCGCTCTTGCCGGTGGCGGTGGCAATCGCAGTTACGATGGTCGGCATGGCGTCCTGAATGGACACCCAACCATCCGCCTCGACTTTTCCGGTCTGCAGGGCCTTCGAATACGCATCCAGCGCAGAACCAGCTTTATCAGCAGCTGCGGCGTTGGTCACCAACAGAAAGCTGAAGCTGTCGGTGATGTCCAAAGCCTCCTGAGTGTTGAAGCCCAGGCTACGCATAACGTCCGCAGTTCGGATATACAGCTCTTGTGCTTCTGCCAGAGGCCGGTAGGTTTCCTGGGCAGTTTGCAGCAAGTGACCCTGGACCAACTGATACTCGCCTGCGCTACCGGCTGCAGCCTTCATCCTGTCAGCCATCTGCCCATAGGCGTCTACTTGTTGGATGATTCCGCCGATCAGGCCGGCTCCAGCAACCGCTGCAAATGCGCCACGAACAAGAGTACCGGCTTGTTGCGCTGCGGCACCTGCCCGATCAAAAGCTGAGTCGACCTTAGCCAGGCTCTGGTCAATCGCCAGGGATGACCGAGCAACCAGCTGATCAGCATTGGCCAACTCCCGACGCAGTTGAGCGGTAGTAGCCTCAATCTGTACCAACATTCCCTGGACTTGTTGGTCGGCCATAATTTTCCTCCAGGCAACAAAAAACCCACCGAAGCGGGCTTTATAGAAGGCAAAGCTTACAAGGCAGAGATACTTATCTTTGCCTCATCAGAATAAACCTTACCGGATTCTATGTTCACAACCTTTACCCAAAAAATCTTACTTGAGAAAAAGTAGTTATTAATAACAGACTCATATGGATTTCTGACGGTTGCCTCCTGATAGGATTTAACAACCTGCAAATAATTCGGTACAGATTTAACAACAAACAACAGCCTGATATTATCGCGCTGACTTTTAATTTCGGAGGCGCTAACATCAAGCGCCGACGACACATTAAAGAACAATGTTGACATTACTGGCTTAGCAACTGGATTGAACACAAGATAGAACCTATCTATGGTTCGCTGTGTAACAACCGCAGTAGCACCGTATGAATTTTGCCCAGAATACTGACCACCATGATACTCGGCCTCACCAATATACACAGATGGGAAGATGCTCCTATAATCTTGCAGCGAATCCAGCTTGCTTACAAATCCAAACCCCTTCGCATCATGCATTGAAGCCTTGATAGAGAACTTGCCAGTGACCGAATCAAACTTAATCGACGACGGACTCACTACTCCACCAACTGAGTAATCGCCTAATCTAGCTAGGCGCCCAAAAAAAGCAGAATCAGTTTCGTACTCGCCTCTCGGGCCGCCTAACCTCTCAACTTCGGCAAGAAGCTCCTTGCCGGAGCGAAACATTTTAACTTTCAAATCTTTCCCGCTTTGATCCAAAGGCAAAAACACCTCTTGCGGGCCAACTGCATGATTCGAAATTTCTTTATTTGCTGCTTGATTTCCCTGCTGCGCAGAGCAGGCAGCGACCAATAAACTTGCAGACAAGACTAAGCAGAAACGCATGCAGCGACCTCCCCTAAAAGCGAGGAAATCTATCACAGCACATGCAATCCCTCAGCCCATCAGGTCGAATTGCGCCCCGTAAGCGCCTGGCGCAGCTTGTCGGCCACGGCTGAGGCACTCGGTTTCGGCTTGGCCCCTTGCCCCTTTCCTTTGCCGAAGGGGTTGGTCATCTGCGACCACTCAAGCCTGGCATCCAGCGCCATGAAGAGTTCGGGTAGCGGCGTTCGCCAGGCAACGTCAGGCTGCCAACCAAGCCATCCAGTCGCTATCGAATAGAGCCGGTCGACGTAACTTCCGTCTTCGATGACGCTTACGCCGTCCCGGCTTGTTCGTTTCCCGGGTCTTTGCCGCGCGGGTTGTACAGCGCGACCAGGTAGGCATTCAGCTGCGTCGACGCGTCGAGAACGCCGTGCTGCCAGACTTGCTCTGGCACTGCCTTTGCGGCCTTCTCTTCGAGGCCGGCGCCTGCCACCAGGATGGCGGCGCAACCGTCAACGCTAAGCGACGTGATTGCTTGAGATGCGCCGCGCAGTCCGCCAAAACGGCTCTCGATCGCCCGCACAGCCTTCAGGGTTGGGGTGAGGGTGAACACCTCATCACCCAGCGTGACGGTAACGGTACCGTACAGCGTATTGTTCATGGATCAGGTCCTTTGAGGCCGGGGCCGAAGCCCCGGGCGCTTATGGAGTGACAGGGGCCGGCAGCAACTCAAGGATTTCCGAGTTGATGCCAAAGGTGATGTTGCGGCGCACCACGTTGTCAGCGGCGCCGGCTGCAACGGTGTTGTTCATCACCTTCGCGCGGTAGTAGAACGTGGTCGGGCTGATTGCAGGAGATGCATCAGGGTCGCCGTCGTTGAGGGTGACCTTGATGTTGTAATCACCCTTGCTGCGATCCTTGTGAGCAGTCTTGACAGCGTTCTGGCCAGCATCACCGTTATCGAGGCCCACGGCCATGGTCATATCGCCGGCGTCAGCCG